TCAGATCTTATCGGCGTGATGCATCTGGACGAATTTGTCCCACAGTTGCTCTTCCGTTTCGACGTGTGCCGGATCCTTAAGGATGGTATTGGGGATAGGGCACACTTTCTGGCAGGTCGGCACGTCGTAGTGGCCGATGCATTCAGTGCAGCGGTCGCTGTTAATCTCATAAATGCTGTCACCCATCGAAATGGCCTCATTCGGACATTCCGGTTCGCACATATCGCAATTAATACAGCGTTTAGTAATTAGTAAAGACATTTCAATGAATTACCATTAAAACAATTTAAAATCAGTATGTTATGACAAATTCGCATTATTCACGATTATTAACTTACTGTATGTTGATCCAGTGTATTTAACGCTGATAAACTCAATCCCGTAACACAAAACCGCAACACATTGCATTTTGTCCTGTAGAAAAGACCTGCATGTGTGAGCTTGTTTTCTGCGCCTTAGCAGATAAGGATTGAGAATGTCGCGCACTGTAACACACAAACCGGATAGCCCCAATAATGACGATGTTTTAGCCGCGTCTGAAAAGTGGGATGCCTGTAAACCCCCCTATACCAGCGCACACATGAAAATCTGTGTTGCTGCCGCCAAAACTATCCTCTCTGCTTCCGGCGTGGCTCGCCGATCCAAATACGAAAAAGAGAACTATCTCCGTATCGATTTCAGCAAAGCAGGCAAGGTTACATTTTACGCCGAGTTTCCTAAAAAGATGGGGCTCAAAGGCAAAAAGCTCGGCGAGTGGCCGGAGCTAGCCATCCAGCTGGCGCGCGAGAAAGCGTTAGGTATGGCTGAAGGTGGACTGCGAGCCGAGTCCGTACACGCAGCGCTGGAAATGTACCGGGATGACCTCAAAGCCAAGGTAGCCCGACAGAAGTTAAGCCAGGATAGTTTCACCACCTACGGGGTGCGTATTGACCGGATTAAAGCAACGTTCGCCCCACGGGAAGTATTCAGCGATGTAACGTACACTCGGCTGGTAGAAGTGCTGGACGAGTGGATCGCCACCCGTTCGAACAATAACGCCCTAGAGTTGTTTGCCGAGCTCCGTCGGTTCTGGAAGTTCTGCGCACCTACGCTTTGCAATGGCCGCAACGTTGCCGCCAGCCTGCCCGACGATTATGTATCTTCTCGTGTGCAGAAACCTACCCCCACACGGCTTTTTACCGATATTGAATCAATCGCCCGGCTCTGGCTCAATGTTGCCGCCTGCACCTCTGTACACCAGAAGAATGCTGTTCGTTTCATGGTCATCACCGGCGTTCGTCCGATTAATGTCCATAACCTGCGCTGGGACTACATTAACGAGGAGACTGGCGAAATCGTTTATCCGGAAGGGGTTATCGGTATGCGCGGGGCTATGAAAACACAAAAGGCTTTTCGCCTGCCGATAACGCCAGAGATCCGGCGGATTATCGACGAGCAGAAAGCCTGGCGCGATTCAGTTCCTGAGTGCAATAACGATTTTGTATTCCTGCAGCCGCGTGACCCAATGCAGCCATTTTCAAAACGATCACTGGATAAACTGGTGAAAACCTACAGCCCGGAAGGTGCGGTTAAAGGTATGAAGCATGATGGGACTATTAAGGGAAAAGAGGGGGCATTTAATACGATGTGCCGCAAATTCCTTAAGAGCAATGTTATTGCCCTGATGAAGGAAAGAGGCTATTCCCGATCAGACCGAAGGGAAATCAGCCTCCTGTGCCTTCACCACTCCAGCAAGTCAGATGACCCGATGGCAGAACATTACGACTTTTCAGATGAGATTTTGCAGGAAGAGATTGCATTGAAGCGCGAAGCCTTCGAGGCTCACGAACGGAGCATACTTGCGCAGGCTGCGCTGTTACGGCGACGGGGTTAATACTGGCTACGGCATTTCTGGATGAAGGCGTCGACGTTACGGCGCTCATAGCGAACCACTTTTGCGCTGAAACGGATGGGGGCCAGTACGGCGCGATGCCGGTGCTTTATATTCCAGTCGCATAACGTCTTCTGGGTTATGCCCAGCTTCAGACATACCTCATCCGGGGTGAGCAGATCGTCGGGTTGCTCGCTCATGCTATACCTCGCTTTTTCATGGCATCGAGCAGGATGTCCTGCACTGTTCGTTTTGAGTTGCGCCGCTCCATCACCATTTCGTCCATAGTGTCGGCGGCGATAATGTGGTGAATAAAAACCGGTCGGTTGTGTCCGGCCTGAATCTGCCGGGTTGGTCCGATGCGTTCGGAAATTTGCTGGTACTGCTCCAGGTCCCACCAGTGCGAGAAAAACACCAGTATGTTGCCGCCGTCCTGCATATTCAGGCCGTGGCCTGCGCTGGCAGGATGCGCGAACAGGACCGGTATCTTTCCGGCGTTCCAGTCGCGCAACGTCTGTGGGTCCTGGTCGAGGTGGCGACCTCGGGGAAATGCTTTAAGCAGGCGCTCAAGATCGTGTTTCCAGTGGTAGGCCACCAGCACTGGCGCGCCAGCTGCTTCGGTGAGAATACTGTCCAGCGTCTGCAGCTTCGCGTCGTGCAGTTCTGACCAGCTTCCGGCGTCGTCGGTGTACACCGCGCCGCTGGCAATTTGCAGACACTTCACCGTTTTTGCCGCGGCGTTCGGCGCTTCGATGCCTTCGCCGTTCAGCTCGAGGAACATTTCCTTTTCCATTTCTCGATACTGCTGGCGGGCCTTCGGCGGCATATCCACGCGGATCACGTTATGGATGGGCTCTTTGATATCGAACCAGTCGGCGGCATCCAGGGAGATAGTGACGTCGGCCAGTGCTCGCTGTATTTCGTCCTGCGAGTGTGCGAACGGCTCCAGCTTCGTCCAGCTCTGCCCCGGAAACTGTATTGAGTTGAACCAGCGTGAGGTAAATGCGCCGTACGTGCGCCCGAGGCGCTGCCCCTGATCCACAAACCACGCTTGCCCCCACAAATCCACCAGGCCGTTCGGCGCTGGCGTACCAGTGAGATTCATCCACCGCCAGACGTGCTTATGCGCCACCTTGCCCAGCGCTGCCGCGCGCTTACCTCCGCCGCGCAACCGGAAGGATTTAAGCCGGGTGCTTTCGTCGGGGATAACGGTACCGAACGGCCAGCGGCCGCCCAGCTCTTCCACCAGCCAGACCAGATTGTCGTAGTTGATGGTAAACACGCTGGCGTTGCTGTTCGCCAGCGCCGCAGCGCGCGCTTTGGCATTGCCGACAATCGGCTGTACCTCGATATTGCGCAGATGCCCCCATTTCACCGCTTCATCCGGCCATGTGCTGGCGGCAACGCGCAGCGGCGCAAGCACCAGTGCGGGCTGTGTCTCTGCACCCGCCATGAAGAGATCTTCCAGTGTGGTGAGCGTCGCCACAGTTTTACCCATACCCATGCCCGCCCAGATGTTGCAGCGATGAATGTCAATTTCGTGATTAATGATGTGATTTTGGTAGGGGCGTGGTTTAAAAGCTTTTGTCATAATGCCTTTCCACTTTAAAAGGATGTAGCTACATGAAATTAATTACTCAAAATCTAACACCAGCTAACTTCTTGGCTAATGGCGGGACGCTTGTGTATGAAGTTGATGCAAATGAAGTTGATGAAGGAAACCCAAATTTCCATCAACTACCAATGATTCAACCTTTTCTGTCTAGCGGTTTTGAACTGAAACCAACAACAGTAATAAACGATGTCAGCGCAGCAGCTCAGATCCTTGCCTATGGCGAAGATTGGACCAGATTTGTTTATCGTGTGTATTCGAAAGGTGGGAAAATTATCTACACCCAAATAAACCAAAATTTATATCAGGCCGTTTGTACGCTTTAAAACAATATCCCCTCCAGATTTTTGCTATCCAGCACCATCACGGTAAATCCCAGCGCGCGCAGCCGTTCGTGCTCGCGCAGCTGGTCGGCGCGTGGTGGTTTGCCGGGTGCTTTGCATTCGACGAAAACAAGACGGCCGCCGGGTAGCAGGACAATGCGATCCGGTACCGAGCGGCGACCGGGTGACACGAACTTAAAGGCAACCCCGCCAGCCTTTTTCACTTCGGCGACGAGGTGCTTTTCGATAAGGCTTTCACGTACGTAGGCCATTAGCTTTCATCCTCTTGGCCCTTGCTGCATGCTGGCGCGGCACGCTATATGGACCCAGTTCTGTATACGAGCCAGCAACTGAGCCTCCTGGCCTATAAGTTCGCTACGGCGATTAACAACTTGCATAATCTCGTGCGCAATGTTGAGCGCAATTGCGTCGACGTCGGACGTAGTGTTTTCTCTTTTCAGCCTCTCCAGTAATTCCCGCAGGCATGCCAGCTCAAATTCTTCACGCAGGGAGATTCTTCCGGTGGCTATCCGTTGCCCTAGTTCGTTCATACGCTCATGTACGGTTTCAATATTTACGTTACGCATCACCCACCGCCTTCTCTTTACGTTGCTCTAAAACACATTCAACATGTATTACTCTCCAGCCCCCTGCGTTGCGTTCGAAATGCCCTTTACCTTTTTCAACTAATTTGCCGCAACGGTAGCATTTTCCCGGGAAGCGGTTACGCATCATCCACCGCCTTACGCTTATTGCGAATGTTTTGCATGATGCAGAAATCAGCACGGCGATCACTCCAGTCCTGATTGAGCTCGTTCCGTGATTCACGGCTGGCTTTTGCCCAGGCTTTCGCCGCCTGCTCGTAGTCACCGGTCTGCTCAACGCGGACAGCCTCCCGCGCAGCCCGGTAATAAAGCGGACTGTCCCGATATTTAAATGACATAGTTTTAGATTCCGTGGTTGATATGGAACCCTTCTTCGACTTCTGCCTGTTTGCGAACCCTTATCGCTTCGGCTTTATCGGGAAAAATTCCTAGGTGACGTGAACCAATATGTGCGCACCATTTACCAGATGCGCTATGGAAATAAACCCCAGTTACACCAGATTTATTATTCCGACTTTTGGCACAGTTCTTTGAGTTTTCGAGTTGGGATACAAGTCGAAGATTTTCAATTCTGTTATCCGCTCGCAGGTGATTAATATGGTCCACCTGTTTGTCATTCGGAATATCGCCGTGGTGCATGACCCATATAACTCTGTGAGTCAGATACAGAACGTTGTCGAGCTTCACCTGCTGATAGCCGTCGGGGTGGACAGTTCCAGCTTTACAGCCAGCGAACCGGCGATTACGCATCAAACAATCTCTGGGGCGTTTAAAATGACTTACGGGGCGATATTTCCAGAATATTTGGCCTTCACGATATTCAAAACATTCGTTTAAATACTGCTTGTTCGGACTCATAATTATTCTTTCCTGTATCTGTAAGACTCAAACCCTCCGGCGTTTAGTGGAATACCTGAGGCCCAATCAGGAACGGTTGCCAGTAACTGGCTGAGATGCTCCGCTGAATATTCGGGTGAATCAGGGGCCTCACTTATAATTTCATCGTGTACTGTCAGCACAATGCTGTAACCGGCATCCTCAATAATCGGCATAATCGGCATGTTTCCGGCCAGAACGTCGCGGGCGGCTGCCTGGGTGACGTTTTCCACCAGCTTCCCGCCGTAGGTTTTGAGCCGCTGCCATTTGCGCGAATAGGAGTTCACACCCATATAGGTGATGTTTCCCTTTTCAATGGACGGGGACGGGTAGCAGAGTGCGCGCCCGGACGGCAGTTGTATGCGCAGCCAGGCACCATCACGACGCACTTTCAGATAGCCGCAGTACAGCGTCTTTTTCGGGGTAGCAATGGCGGCTCGGACTGTGCGCTCAAGCTCGTACCAGAAATCGCAGGTCGCCGGGTGCGCTCTGCGCCACAGACGTTTAAGCGAGTCGCAGGCGATGAATACTCGCTCTGACAGGCCATAGGTCGACTTGCGTTTAACTGATTCGTCGTACCAGCTTTTAGCCTCGCGGACGACATCGCGGGGGATGTTCGGTAGCGCAGCGTTCGCCAGTTCGTCGAGGTCAAGGCCGTAGACCAGGGCGAAGGTCAGGAACGCCGCAACACCACCACCAAAGCCGAGGCCGAGCTCCATCACCTTGCCAATTTGGCGCTGGTATTTATCGACGTCATCCGGCGAGATATTGAAGGCGCGGGCGTAGGCCAGTTTGTAGAGGTCCGGCCCGGTCCCCTCGTCGTATTCCCGGAACGCGTCTAGTTTCCACTGCTCACCGGCAAGCCAGGCCAGTTTTCGCCCTTCGATGTTTGACAGGTCGCTGACCACCAGCTTTTTGCCTTCGGGTGCCATGATGCAGCCGCGCAGCGCCGAGCTGGTCAGCTCCATGATGTTATCGAAAAGCAGATCGGCGCATCCGGCTTTCAGCGCCTCGATACCCTCGTCTATCTGGTCCTGCTCAAGTGAAGGGCGGGGCAGGTTCTGGGGCTGGAACAATCGCCCGGCCCATCGTCCGGTTCGCGATGCACCGCAGAACTGCAGCGTGCCGCGCAGACGCCCGTCACGGCTTACGCCCTTCATCAGCGATTTGTACTTACTGGTGCTGGTGGTGCTGGCCTGCAGGCGGATAGCCAGCAGCTCTTTCACCGCCGACGGCAAATCAGGATCCGCGATACGGCGTTCAAGCGTGCTGCGCTGCATGTCCGGCAGGTCCACGCCGTAGGATTCAACGATGTGCTTAATCAGCGCATCGCGCTGCGTGGCCGCCTGCACTTCACCGTCGGTCATCACCTGCGTGCGTTTCGCCAGTCGCTTTTGCTCCTGGTCTACCGCCTCGATTGCGGCGCGTGCGAGTTGTACATCCATGCAAACGCCGCGGTCGTTGATCTGCTGGTCGCGATGCCAGAGTGCCAGCTCTGCACCCTGATAATTCCACTTCGGCAGGCGCTTATGCACTTCGCGCATTGCCTCAATATCCAGCCCGGCGTAAGCAACAAAGCGCCGCCATTCTTCCGGGTGGGTTTTGCTGGTGGCCCGGCGCAGTTTGCTGTTCTTTGGCCTTGGCTTGCAGAACAGCTGGATAAGCGCTTTACCTTCTTTGTCCTTCGCCTTGTCCTGCGGGACGCCGAGCACCTCGCAGAGTGCTCCCAGCGCACCAGGTAGACTGTGTGCCAGCGCCTGCACCATCGTGTCGCGCCAGCGGGTAACATCAGGTGCCAGCTCCGGCATCGCATGGCGCAGCACGGTGCGGTCAAAATGTGAATTGTGGAAATAAAGCAGAGTGTCTGGGTCGGCTATGGCTTTACGCAGACGGCTGGGGATTGGCTCACCAGCAGTTAAATCCCAGACGCTGACAGGATCGTCATTAATGGCCCAGGCAAAAAGCATCACTTCGACGCCCTCGGCATAAGCATGCGTCCCGTTTTTAATCGGTATATCGCAATAGGTTTCCAGGTCACCCCAGAGAATGGTTTCAGACATAGCTTTTCCTCGCAGGTGCTTTGCGAAAAGGGACGCTCTTTGCAAAGCACCCGGCGCATGGCCGGGTGGGTGTTTACGCGATGGCTTCTTCGTCAGAAGGAAGGCCGATCATTTCGTTGAGGGTTTCGCGTCGTATCGCTGGTGGTAGCGGAACAGATGGTGCGTCGGCTGGCAGCAGCTCTTTAGCTTCGGGCCACTCTTCCAGCAGGCGCTTAATGGTGCGCACTTTACTGAGAGCTGCGCTGACGTTCTGGCGAATGTCTGACTCATCGCTCTGAATCTGCTTATAAAGTGCGTCAAACCCGTAAAACTCAGTAACGAGGGGATCATCAGCCAGAAGGGTAAATTCACTCGGTGCTATTTTGTGAATATGATCTGGTGAACCCGATTCATGCCACCGGTAGTTACCGTTGAAATAAACATTAACCCGGGAGCCCGCCAGATTCAGATACATGTCGTTATCTTTACGGATAATGCTATTGGCGGTTTTTAGCGACTCGGGGAATTTTGACGCGAGCGCTTCAATTTTTTTGAGGTTTTTGATTATCTCGGCCTCAACTTCTTGACCACCAATCGCCGCAAGACGAACACGCTCAGCCCATGCAACCCGCGCAGCACGTAGTGCTGCTTTGCGTTTTGGAATACCTGCTTTTGCCAGAGCGTTACAGATGATTTGTTCTTTAATGATGCTGCTTAATACTGTTTGTGCCATCTTTATGACCTCAAAGAGCACCCGGCGCGGGGCCGGGTAGGGAGGGTTAAATCAGCGCGTCGGCGTCCGCGCCTTCGCTGATGTCGTCGAAGTCACTCGGTGCTGCCACACCACCGCCAGCGAATGCGTCACCGTCGCGCAGGAACTGGACGCCGCTCAGCGATGCGTTGATGCGTTTGCCGAAGTTGTTGTCCTGCGCCCATATATCGACAACAGCGTTAACAAAGCACCCGGCGTATGGTCGACCATCGGCCTGAATCAGCGCGGTGCGGTCCCGATCGATAACGGTAGGGCGGGCTTTGTTCGCTGCGTTCAGGAAGAAGTTACCCGGGAAGCCTTCGTATTCAGCTTTCTCGTCACCGTCATGCAGGCAGAGGTTGAGCTTTTTCTCCAGCTGGCTGTAAATGGTTTCCCACTTCTCACCCCATTTTTCCTTCGCCACCTGCTTAAGCGCCTTGCAGATCTCATCCAGTTGCGGGTGCTTCGGGTCCATCAGGAACACGGCAGAAAAGCGCGGGTCGCCTTCGCCGTTCACGGTTTTTGCTTCGAACAGAGCAGGGAAGGCCAGGCGGACGTTGTTCAGTTTAATTTTCATGGGTATTTCCTTAATCAGATGAGGTCTGCGGCGAGCGCGTCGTCGGACACGTCGTCGAAATCGTTAACAGGGTTGATGTTGAGCGCAGGGCGCGGATCGGATTCGGGTGCAACGGAGGGCTTGCCGTCAGCGCGGGTGATCAGCGCTTCGACTTTCGTCCAGCGGCGGGGGCTGGCCTTCTTGATGAGCTTCTCGGCTTTTGTCGGGCTAATCAGCTTAAGGTCGAAAACCTCCTCAGTTTTGTAGCGGAACTGGTCTTTCAGCAGCGCGCGGGCGGCTTCTTCATCGCTCCACGCCCGGTTGCCTTGCTTACCGGTAACCAGTTTGAAACCCGGTACCGGATGCCCGGCGTTGAGCTCACTGCTTACCCGGTCGCACACTGCTTTGCAAAAAGACTCAATCAGGCCCACCTGGCTGTAAATTTCCGCAAGCTGCTCAGCTGTCAGCAGCGGAACACGTCCTGCTGCTTCCGCCAGTTGCTCACCAACAGGCTTCGTGAGGTCTACAAAGTCGTCGGCAACGGCATTCAGTCTGGCCTGCGCCTCTGCTGCGCACAGGCCGCCTTTCGCTTTGCAGAACCGGCACTGCTTTTTGCCCGGGGTGAAGCTTTCCAGCGGCAGGGTTTCGACACCTTCGCAATCGGCGATATTGAACATCACGATCACACTGGCCGCCGCTTCCTGCGCCCGCTCACCGAACGCCTGCAGATCTTCCACCGTCAGCGCCCACTCTGAAACGTGGTTTAACCGCGGCTGATGAATGAACAGGCGAACCGTCTCAAAGTCATACAACAGCCCGAACTGCTCCAGCGCGCCGAGGGCGTAGAGTTGAAGCTGTTCGTTCTGCTCTGCATCAACCTGCACACCGCGCCCGTATTTCAGGTCGTGGATCTGCAGCTCGTTGCCCGCGATGATGACGGCGTCGGCGGTACCGAATGACTCAGGCACACCAACGATGTGCGAGAAATCGACACGCTGTTCGATCATCAGCTCGTTGCCCTGAGCCAGTGACCAGACGGTATCCACGTAACGCAGCACGTAATCAAACATTTCAACGTCGGCAGAATGGGGGTCTGCGCTACCGGCGAGGCGGGCGTTAAGGATCTGCTCAGCCAGAGAATGTGCGCGGGTACCTTCTTCGGCAAAAGCGCTGGTGCTGTCCGGTTGTGTGGCCTCCAGCGCCAGACTGCCGGGGCAGCGCATCCACCGATGCGCCGACGACGGGGAAAGTCGTGCATGTACTTCCGGCATGATTAACCCTCCAGCGCCTTTTCAGCCTGGTCGACCACATCCGCGAGTTTATCGTCGGCAACTTCGCCGAGTTTCTTCGCACCATGTTTTTCCAGAATGGCAACTGCTTCAGTGCGGTAACCGCCTTTTGCCAGCTGAAGGATCAGACCTTCGGCCTGTTTACGCAGAGCCGCAAAATCAGGCTGGTCGTCAACTTGTTCATCACCGACCTTTTCTGCATCTTCTTTCAGTTGCAGATATTCAACCTTATTGATTTCGGTGTAGCCGGCATCAAGATGCGTTTTCAGTTCAGCTTCGGTGCTGAGCTCACCAATTTTGCCGTCATCGTGCTGGACGAAGAACGGACCTTTACGCTCCTGCTGTTTGGTCTTGCTGCTGGCCTTCTTCGGTTTAACGCCATCGCGTTCGCCCGCTTTGGTGTCGAGCAGCTGCTCGGCGAAACTGCGCCGATCGGTGATTGTGGGCAGATCATCCCAGTAATTGAGAATATGACGGGACAAATCTAGCAGGCCGGCGTTGTGCAGCTCTTTCGCGCGTTTAACACCCTGCAACGCCATATCCAGCGCATCAATCTGCAAGACCCGCGCATCCCCTGTGGCGTCGCGGTAGTCAATGGCGCGCTGCAACATCGTTAAACTGATGGCTTGCGGCTCAGGGTAGAACACCGCCAGCGCAACCACATCGCCAAATTCCAGATCGTCCAGCACAGGAATGCCACCACCTGTTTCGGGTACCGTTTCGCGGTATTCCTGCACCTGCGCCACGGTGTCCGGGCGGAGCGCTACGCCTGAAGCCAGCGCTATAATGAGGCGCTCCAGCAAGGCGTTGTGCTGCGTCAGCAGCTTGTTATTAAGTTCGAGATTTGTTTCTAAGCTCATGGGGTTCATTCCTCAATCTTGACGAACTGGCCTTTATCATTCAGGCGGTAAGGGGTGTTGGCTTCGATGCCGTTCTCGCCGACATAAGCCACTGCAATGCGAGTGCGATTTCCGTCATGCCATGGCACTGACGCGCAGCCGTTTTCACCCAAAACAATGCGCAGGACGTTACCAGCACAGGCCACTACAGATCCTTTACCTGTTGCGGTGATTTGGGCGTAGTTGCCGGAGCTGCCGATTTGGGCGTAGTTGCCGGAGCTGCCGATTTGGGCGTCGTTGCCGGAGCT